GAAGCGCAGTATGCGGTGCTGATTTCCGACCCAGAGTTGGAAATCCTCGAAGTCGAACAGGAAATCAAGCAAGAAGGCATGGCCGACCCGATGGGGATGATGATTTCTCCCCCGGTCGTGTCGTATTCCATTCGCGTCCGCAAGAAAGAAAAGCAGCGGAAATTGGTGGTCGAAGCCGTTCCGCCGGAAGAGTTCCTGATTTCGCGCAACGCGCGTGATTTGGACACATCAAATTACGTCGGACGCCGCCAGTTGAAGACGGTTTCGGACCTCGTAGCGATGGGCTACGACAAAGACGAAATCATGGAGTATGCGGGCTCGTACGGCGACAATTTTGAGCTAAATAACGAGGCCTTCGTCCGCAACCCGGCCATCCAGCCGTTTCTAGATAGCACGAACCAGCCGGATGATGCGCTGCTGCGCGTCTACTACGTGGAAAGCTACATTCGGATCGACAAGGACGGTGACGGCATCGCTGAACTGCGCCGGGTTTGCTCCGTGGGCGAAGCCGCGCACGTGTTGCACGACGAAGTCGTGGACGAAGTGCAGTTGGCGTTGTTCTGCCCTGATCCAGAGCCGCACACGGTGATCGGGGAGTCGCTGGCCGAACAGGTCATGGACTTGCAGCTTATCAAGTCGAATATTCTGCGTAACACGCTGGATAGTTTGGCGCAGATCATCACGCCGCGTATGGCGGTCGTCGAAGGCCAAGTGAACCTCGATGACGTCATGAATACGGAAGTGGGCGCAATTATCAGACAGCGCGCACCGGGCATGGTGCAGCCGCTGACGGAAACATTCGTCGGACAGCAGGCGCTGGGTGTGCTGGGCTATCTCGACCAGATCAAGACGCAGCGCACCGGCATCACGCCGCAGTCGAGTGGCGTGAACGCAGACATCTTGCAATCGACCACGAAAGCAGCCGTGGACCTGATGTCGCAAGGTGCGGAACAACGCATCGAACTCATCGCCCGCATCTTTGCGGAAACGGGCATGAAGCGTTTGTTCAAGGGCCTGCTGAAAGCGATCATGAAGTTCCAAGACGCTCCGCGCGTCGTGCGCTTGCGTAATCAGTATGTGCCGGTGGACCCGCGTCATTGGGATGCGTCGATGGACGTCGCCGTCAACGTCGGCTTGGGCAATGGCAACAAAGCCGAGCGTTTGGCGGTGTTGATGATGATCTTGCAGAAGCAGCAGGAAGCAGTGCAGATGATGGGGCCGTTGAACCCGGTTGCCAACATCATGCAAATGCAAAACACCATGAACGACATCTTGGTGGCGAACGACTTCAAGGACGTCACGCGCTACTTCGGTCCGATTGGCCCGCAGCAAATGCAGGGTATGCAGCAGCAGACTGAACAGGCTGCATCCAAGCCAGATCCTGCTGAGTTGCTGGCAGAAGTCGAGCGGCAGAAGATTTTGGCAGACATCCAGATCCAAGCGGCGAAAGCTCGGTTGGAGGAAGCCAAGGCCATCGTGTCGGACGACCGTGAGCGTGATAAGTTCGAAGCAGACCTAGTCTTGCGTGCGATGGAACTGGAAATGAAATACGGCACGCAGGTGGATATTGCCAATATCCGCGCGATGATGGAACGCGAGCGCAGCATGTTGAACATGGCAATGCGTAACGCTGCTCCGGTACTGCCACAATGAAGCTAAACGAAGAAGTTTCGCGCAAGGCGAAAGACCTGCTGGACGATCCGTTGGTGCAGGAGGTCTTAGAAATCCTAGAAGACCGGGCTATCTCCGAATGGAAACAGTCCGACCCGAAGGATAGTGAAGGGCGCGATCACGCATGGATGACAGTCCGCGTGATTGAGCAATTCAAGACTGAACTTAGTTCAATCGCCGCCAATACTCGGATAACCGCATGGAACCGGAGGTTGCGCGGCAAAACCTAATGAGGTATTTTAATGACTGACGGCACTCCCTCGCAGGGAACCGGCATCTCTGGTGCTGCCCAACAATTCGAAGCCATGATGGCCGCTGGCGACAGCGGGAACCAGATTGCACCGAAAGAGGAAAGCACTTCCCCCGAGGCCGAACAGGCCGAGGTGCTCGCTTCCGATACAATAGATGAGACGCCATCTGACGCCCCCGAAGGGGAAGACGAAGGTGCTATTGAGGAAGAAGCAACCGCCGAAGAGGAACAACCGCAACAGACTGATCCGCTTGATGCGCTCGTCACCGTCAAAGTTGATGGCAAAGAAGAGCAAATCTCGCTGCGAGAAGCACTGAACGGTTATTCAAGGACAGCGGATTATTCGCGTAAGACTATGGAACTCGCCGAACAGCGTAAAGCGATGGCGGCAGAGTTCGAAGCGGTCCAGCAGGAGCGGGCGCAGTACGCTCACCTTTTGACGGCACTCTCGTCGCAGTTGCAAGCGCAGCAACCGGCAGAACCGGATTGGGAGACACTCTACCGCGAAGACCCGCTGGAGTATGTACGGCAAAAAGATCTTTATCGTGAGCGTCAAGAGAAGATGGTTGCGGCTCAATCCGAGATGCAACGTATTCAGCAGATGCAGACGGTAGAGCAGCAGCACGCTCTTCACGGATATATCCAAGAACAGTACGGCAAACTCGTCGCCGCGCTGCCTCAGTGGCAAAATCCAGAAGTGAGAGAAGCAGAACGAGCCAAGATCCGTGAATACGGAAACAAACTCGGTTTCTCTGACGAAGAGCTTTCTCAGGCATACGATCATCGCGCAGTTTTGGCTTTGTATAAGGCCATGAAGTTCGATGATATGATGGCGAACAAGCCCAAGCCAGCAGCAGCCCAACCGGGCGCACCGAAGGCTGCACCGGCAAGCAGCGCCAACAACGTAGTGCCTAAGCGTGCATCGACCGAAGTCACACGCGCGAAACAGCGTCTCGCCAAGTCAGGCCGCGTGCAAGATGCCGCGTCCATTTTCGAAACCCTGCTTTGATGGAGGCCTTAAATGGCACAACCTACCAACCTCGTTGATCGGTACGATGCGTACCGTTCGATCCGCGAAGATCTCGCGGACGTTATCTACAACATCTCTCCCGAAGAAACCCCGTTCATGTCCAACGTTGGCCGTGAGCAGGTCAAGAACACCTACTACGAATGGCAGACTGACGCTCTCGCCGCTGCTTCGACCACGAACGCCGTGATCGAAGGCGACGATGCTTCGGCTGACTCGCTTGCCATGACGAACCGCGTTGCGAACTATACGCAGATTTCGCGTAAAGTTATCGCCACATCGGGCACCGTCGAAGCGGTCAACGAAGCTGGCAAGCGTTCGGAAATGGCCTACCAACTCGCTAAAGCTTCTTCGGAACTGAAGCGCGACATGGAAGCTACGCTCCTGTGCAATCAGGCTGCTACGCAGGGCAACTCCACGACTGCTCGTACGACTGCTGGCCTTCCGGCTTGGCTCCGCACGAACACGAACGCTGGTTCGGGTGGTTCGAACCCGACGATGTCTTCGACGAACGATGGCTATCCGAACGCTGGTCGTACGGACGGCACGCAGCGCACCTTCACTGAAACGATCCTCAAGGACGTTATCAAGAAGGTCTGGACTGAAGGCGGCACGCCGAAGATCCTCATGGTCGGTCCGCACAACAAGACTGTTGTGTCCGGCTTTGCTGGCATCGGTGCTACGCGCTTCAACGTGCAGGGTGCCAAGCCGTCGGTCATCATCGGCGCTGCTGACATCTACGTGTCGGATTTCGGCAACGTCTCGGTTGTTGCGAACCGCTTCCAGCGTGAACGCGATGCCTTCGTGCTCGATCCCGAATACGCAGCGGTCGCTTACCTCCGTAACTTCCGCACGGAGACGCTTGCTAAGACGGGCGACAGCGAGAAGCGCATGATCCTCGTGGAATATGGCCTCAAGGTTAAGACCGAAAAGGCTCACGGGATTGCGGCGGACCTCACCACGTCGTAAAGTCTAGGGAGGGGCGGCACAAGCCGCCCCTTCTTCTAACGAGGACCAAATGACAGATCGTAGGCTACTGAGCTATGACCCCCTGACGGGGATAAAACGGACGTTCGAATACGATCATTCGGACGACACGTTTTCGATCACCACGGAACAAGACTGGGACGACATCGGCGAAGCCAACCAGCAGGCGCGCAATGATGCGCCAACTCGTTGGGGCGATATGGCGAAAGTCGCTTCCATTCCGCTGACCGTCTACTACGACATGATCCGTAAGGGCATCTTGAATGACCAGACGGAACTGAAGAAATGGCTGAATGACCCTGCCAACGCGGTATACCGCACGCGCGGGGGCTCAGTATGAAAGTTTGCATCGCAATGCCTTGCCGGGACCACGTCAACACCGGCTTCGCTTATGACCTAGCCCGCTTGTCCGCTTATTGGTCTAGCCAGCATCTCCCCAATGGGGACGAACTGATGTTCTTGACCAGCATGGGCACTCTCATCGCAAACCAGCGCGAAGAACTGGCCGAACAGGCCATCGTCAACGGCGCTGACTGGATTTTATGGCTGGATACGGACATGCGGTTCCCGAAGGACACGCTGGACCGGCTTCTGGCCCATAAAGAACCGATTGTGGCGGCAAACTACGCAACCCGCCGCATCCCGGTAAAAACGGTGGCTTTTGACTTTGTGGAGTCAAAGTGGGAATGCGTTTACACGAAGCCAGAAGACACTGGCTTACGAGAGGTTGTCGCCGTGGGAATGGGCGTTTTCCTC